GGTTCCGGTGACTTTACGATTGAAGGATGGGTTTATCTGTCTGCAACGGGGGTTGCTTACGGACTCATCAGCAAAGGCACAGCATCTACCGGATGGTGTTAACGTCACATCTGGAAACAAACTTCAGTTTAGTTATACGTCATCTAATCTGACTGGTGCAACGTCTTTGTCTGCAACCACTTGGTATTATTTTGCTGTTGTTCGGTCTGGTACGGCGGCTGGCAACTTAAAGGTTTACCTTAATGGAACGGCAGACGCTACCAGTGGCGGCGCAGTGACAGACAACTTTAATCAGACCAGCACCTTCTATATCGGCGCAGATAGAGTTGGTGGAAGCGCATTGAATGGATATCTTCAAGATATCCGCATCACCAAAGGCGTGGCCCGCACCATCACCACGCCAACCGCAGCGTTTCCAACTAGATAATTATGGCACTAGGTTTTGGATTAGCACTAACAAGTTACCGAAAAGCCGCTGGTGGCGGTGGAGGTAGCGTCGGTACTCAAAAGGCTATTTTTGGGTTTGGACTTGCTGGGTCTGTTACTGCTATAACTAACCTAGTTAGTAATACCGGAGTTGTAGCTACCAATACTTCTGGCGTAGGTACGGCTAGGCAACAATTGGCCGCAGCAGGGTATGGAACTGATAAAGCCATATTTGGGTATGGATATGATGGCGGTTCCTTTGTTTCTATAACTAACCTAGTTAGTAACACCGGAGTTGTAGCAACAGACACCACAGGCGTTGGCACTGTTAGATTCGCACCTGCTGCCGCTGGTTACGGGACCGATAAAGCCATATTTGGCTATGGGTATGATTACAGTGGATATACCGCAATAACTAATCTAGTTAGTAACACTGGGGTGGTTGCAACAGACACTACTGGTGTTGGCACAGCCCGATACGCCCTTGCCGCCGCTGGTTATGGCGGCGATAAAGCTATTTTCGGTTATGGATTTAATGTCACTAGATTCGCTGTAACTAATTTAGTTAGCAATACCGGAGTGGTTGCAACAGACACCGCAGGCGTTGGCACTGCTAGATTTGGACTCGCTGCCGCCGGTTATGGTAGTGATAAAGCTATTTTCGGTTATGGGAGTTCTGGTTCTTATACCGCAATAACTAACCTAGTCAGCAACACCGGAGTAGTAGCAACCGATACTACTGGCGTTGGCACCGCCCGATATGGACCTGCCGCAGCAGGTTATGGTAGTGACAAGGCTATTTTTGGCTATGGAAGTACTGGTTCTGATACTGCCATAACCAACTTAGTTAGTAACACTGGGGTTGTTGCCACAGACACCGCAGGTGTGGGCACGAGCCGATATAACCTCGCCGCAGCAGGTTACTCACTTACTTAAATCAAATGGCATCAAACTTAAATTCAGAGTTCAACTATCGCTACCAAGTTATGGGTAGCACCCCTTGGGAAAAGCTCAAGCATTTGCAAAACTTCCTTGTGGGAAGGAAACGCGCTGCCGTTCTGGAGCAGTGTGCTGCGTTGAAGCACCAAGCCAAGCTGGAAGAGCTAAGGCATCTCAAGGAAGTCCCGGCGCTGCCGCACATCCTCTTGAACCTGCAAGCGGAGATTCTTGAACTTGAGTCGCACTTGGATGATCAGGCCCATGCGTTCCGGCTCAACCGCACCGAGATTGCCATACTGGAAAAGCTGATTGCTGAGTTATACGCCGAAGTGGAGCCAACCCGACTCAAGCACCCGGATGGCACCCCGTACACTGACGATGAGATGTTTGAGGCAAACGCCAACTTTGAATTCACCGTTATGATCACGCGGGAAATTCAAGCAGAGATTATTGCCAACGAACGGCCCAGCCCTGCCAAGCTGCTTAATGCCATGAGTAATCCACAAACCCTTGAAGCATTGCAGCAAGCGGGTATACTACCGAAAGAGATTGTGCCGATCACTTATCAGACTGCGGCACTGCAATTAGCTGCTCCCACTTTGATGGTGAAGTGATGATTGACCAAACTCCCCCTACGCCAGAGCAGCTTGCACAAGCAAGGGAATCAGCTTTGGCCGCGCAACATCCTGACTCTTGGGTTTGGGATGAAAATGCAGTTAGTTGGGTAGCGCCCGTTGCAGCACCTGCTGATGGGTTTCCTTATTTGTGGGACGAAGCGGCTAAAAGCTGGACGCCGTTCCCAAATTATCCAAGGAACTAAAATGGCTAAGTCCCCTGCATGGCAACGCAAAGAAGGGAAGAACCCTGCCGGAGGTTTAAACGCCAAGGGCAGGGCATCAGCCAAAGCGCAAGGCATGGATCTTAAACCTCCCCAGCCTGAAGGGGGTTCGCGCAAGAAGTCATTCTGTGCCAGGATGTCAGGCATGAAAAGCAAACTTACTTCTAGTAAAACTGCTAACGATCCGGACTCCCGCATAAATAAAAGTTTGAGAAAATGGAAATGTTAGACGTTAATCTTGCCTGGTCGGCATTTCTTACTTTATTCCTAGCTGTGTTAGGATTTGTAGTAAAAGAAAAGTTTGGCGAATTAAGCCGCATTACTATTCTTTTAAACCGTACCCGTGAAGAGGTGGCGCGTGATTTTGCTACTAAAGCAGAAGTGGACAAAGTTACAAACCACATTGACCAGCGCTTCAATCGTCTTGAAGCAAAGATTGATCAGCTTATTCAAGCGAGGAACTGATGTCTAGCGTTAGCAAGAAACAGCACAACTTTATGGAAGCTGTTGCTCACAGCCCTAAGTTTGCAAAGAAAGTTGGCGTGCCCCAGTCGGTAGGTAAAGACTTTGCCGCAGCCGATAAGGGTATGAAGTTTAAGCGAGGCGGTCGGGTTAAGCGGTATGACGCTGGTGGCTCAATTGATGACGATTACGAAGACACCAATTCAGGTGGATACGTTAGGGACTCAGAGGGCAATCGCGTTCGTAGTGAATCAGGGTTTGTGACTTGGGGCGAAGGCCCATCAAAGCGCGCTCGGTTGTCTGCCGCTGATATTAAGCCGGCTAAAGAAATGTCTGCGCCAAGAATGGCGGAGGCTGATATTAAACCGGCAAAAAGAATTGATGTTCCAGTAGAGAATATTGAGCCTCCAAAGCCGGTTTCTTCGGCGGCTTCTTCGTCAGCTTCATCCGCAATTGGACCAAGACCTCCTGGGCCTCGCCCAGAAAAGGCAAAAGTTGAGATGTCGGATGAAGATCCTTATGGCACGCCACCTCCGCCACGCGAAAACCGTTTGGAAGTAGCCCCTCCGTTGCCTATTAAGGTTCCGCCTTTGCCAGGTGGTGGAAGGGTTCCGCCAAAACCAAGCGCTCAAGCTTTGCCGCCTCCTGAAGAATCAAAGCCAATTGAAAGGCAAAAAATTCCTCCGCCTAAAGACAACAAGGTAAAGCTGCCCGGCCCAGCAAAAGTAGAAACCACTTTTAATGACCAGGGTCGCAAACCTCTTGCTGGCCCCCCTAAACCCCCTAAAGTTGCGCTACCAGCACCAGAAACTCCAAAGCTGCCAGCGCCTACTGCTTCGCAATTGCAAGCTGAACTTAATCGTTTGCTAGAGGTAGATCCTGGAAGGCGGATGGGCTGGAGAGAAGCTTTGTCTCTTTTGCCTCAAGGGAAGATAGCAAAAGTTGCTTTGCCAAAACTTTTTGACAAAATTTTTGGTAGCGAGAGCGGCGTTCCAGTATTGCCATCGCCGGCAAAGTCTACGGCTGTAGTTAAGCGCGAAGTTAAAGCTGAAACAGACAACCTTCGTCCACCTCGCCCGATGCCTGGCCGTCCTGATAGCGACGACAAGGAAGAGCAAAGACGGAAGCTTGAGAAGAAGCGCAGAGAAATGGCTGAAGGCAAAACAACAAATTTTGCCAAAGGTGGTTTTGTTAAGAAGTCAATAGACGGCTGCGCCCAGCGCGGTAAAACCAGAGGTCAAATTCGATGACAAGCATCTATCGTCCACAGATGGGCCAGCGTGGCCCGTTGGCAGCGCCGTCTAGCCCTCTGGTTCCACAGGGCACGCAGCAACCAGCTCCTTATAAGCCAGCACCAGTAGCGCCGGGGATTAACTTTAATCCTCCGCAACAACCTGCCGCGCCTATGATGCCGGGGCAACAACAGCGGCAGCAAGCACAACAAACACAACAGTCGCCTAACGCAGGATATGGCGAGGTCCGCGCGGCAGTCATGCCCCAATACGGTACTACAATGCCGCTAGACGATATGCCGCTGGATTATGGGCCGGGTATGCTGCCTCTTCAGCCGCCGGGTATACAGCCTCCAACCGATGACCTGGCAGAAATAATGGGGAAATATAAGGCAAAACAAACGCCACCCCCTGAAATTCCTCCGTATAACCCCCCTTTTGAACCACCCGGAATGGGTCGCGGCTATCCTGAAATGCCGGGAAGGGGTGGCCAGTATCCTGGAATGCCAGGAATGGGTGGCCGGGGAATGGGCCGTCAGCAGATGATGATGCAGCAACAGCAGATGATGCGTCAGATTCAAATGCTTCAGCAGATGATGCAGCAGCAAATGATGCAACGCCAGATGCGCCGTGGCAACCGGCAACAACCGATGGTTGGATTTGGCCCTGATATAAGCAATTTCCAAGAACCGGCCAATGGTAACAATTTATATTCTGATGGGCCGGGTTTCGCAGCTTACAAAAAAGGTGGTACCGTGAAAGAGAAAAAGATGGCCATGGGTGGCATGGGTGGTATGTCAGGTCCGGGGATGTATGGTGTTGCTCCGGGGATGTCTCGCGGTTTGGCTCAAAAAGTTGGCGCTGCTAATCAAGCAGAAGCAATGAGTCAGCTTAAAGGCGCTATTGGCGCTCCCGGTGGCGTGGCTGGCGGCACCATGAAAAACGCTCTTGGTGCTTTGCGCGGCATGAAGAAAGGCGGCAAAGTGGAAGAAGCTGGCATGGTTGGCAAAGAAGTGGCCTTTATGAAAAAGAAGGGCGCTCCTAAGTCCATGGTTAAACATGAAGAAGCAGAAATGAAAGGCTACGCTAAAGGCGGTGGCATCGAGTCCAAAGGTAAAACCAAAGGCAAGATTGTCAAAATGGCTTCTGGCGGCATGGTTGGCCACGCTTCCTCGCGCGCGGACGGTTGCGCTCAACGTGGCAAAACCCGTTGCAAGCAGGTCAAAATGTCTGGTGGCGGTTCCTGCTAATGAGAGAGAGCCGTGGCATGGGGGCCATTAATCCCAAAAAAATGCCAAGGAAAAAGGTCATCAAGAGAAAGGATGACCCTAACGATGTTGCTATGTTTGCAAAAGGCGGGAGGGTTAAACGCTTTGAAAGAGGCGGTTTAAGTCCTGATTTAAACGCAAGCCTAGATAGCATTAGGATGGGCAAAGGGTCTGCTGGAATATCAGGACAGCTTTCTGCCGAAGCAAAACTTGGCAGTATGTTTGATAATCTCCCCAAAACTTTGCGAGATGCTGCCATTAAAGCTTATGTGGAAGGCGACCTTTCCTTGGACAAGAGTGGTATGAAAGCCGTCCCTCAGACCGCAGGATTGAAGTTCAACATGCCTTTTAAAGAAGGTGGGGCAGTCCCCGGCTTGTATGCCAACATCAACGCTAAACGTAAGCGGATTGCCAAAGGGTCAGGGGAGAAGATGAGAAAGCCTGGTAGCAAGGGCGCTCCCACTGCCAACGACTTTATCCAATCTGCCAAGACGGCTAAGAAATGAGCACTAGCGGCACCACCACGTTCAATCTGCCGTTCAATGAAATAGCTGAAGAATGCTATGAGCGGTGTGGGGTTGAAATGCGGACTGGCTACCAGCTCCGCACGGCTCGCCGCAGCCTTAACTTGTTAACTATTGAGTGGGCGAACCGGGGTATTAACCTTTGGACTATTGAACAGGGAGAGATCCCGCTGGTTCAAGGCCAGGTTGCTTATCCGTTGCCTGGTGACACCATTGACCTTCTGGATCATGTGATTCGCCAAAACCAAGGCACCACTAACCAGATTGACATCAACATCACCCGGATCTCTGAGAACACCTACGCCACTATCCCAAACAAGCTGGCCCAAGGTAGGCCCATTCAGGTTTGGTTGAACCGGCAAACGTCGCAAACCAACACAACAACAGCAACGCTATCAACTACTATCTCTGCCACAGATACCACGATTGTTGTGAGTAATGCAGTTCCATTGGGGGCGGCGGGTTACATCACCATTGGTAGTGAACAGATCTACTTCACCAGTGTAGTGGGCAACACCCTACAGCTTTGCGCCAGGGGCCAGAACGGAACCACCGCTGCTGGACATACTGCTGGTGCCGCGATCTCCCTAACCAACTTAAACACGATTAACGTGTGGCCAACGGCAAATGCTGGCGGCGACTATACGTTTGTTTACTGGAGACTCCGGAGAATTCAGGACGCCGGCTCTGGTACTAACACAGCAGACATCCCGTTTCGATTCCTCCCTTGTCTGATTGCCGGGTTGTCTTATTACCTGGCCATGAAGATTCCAGAAGCTGCTGACCGGGTAAATTTGTTAAAGGCTCAGTACGAAGAGCAGTGGACATTGGCTTCTCAAGAAGACAGAGAGAAGGCATCGTTGCGCTTGGCTCCTAGACAGTTGTTCTGGTAATGGCCAATAAGTTTGCAAGTGGCAAGTTTTCGATTGCAGAATGTGATCGATGTGGCCAACGGTATAAGCTTAAACAATTAAGAAAAGAGATTGTTAAGACAAAGCTTTTCAATCTTAAAGTTTGTCCTGAGTGCTGGGATCCTGATCAGCCGCAATTGTCTTTAGGGCTTTATCCTGTTTATGATCCCCAAGCGGTTAGGGAGCCAAGGCCGGATGTAAGTTACTATATGTCTGGTAACAGCGGCCTTCAAATTGAAAACACCAATGGAACTGGTATTAACCAAGACGGCTCTCCAGAAGCTGGAAGCCGGGTGTTTCAGTGGGGATGGAATCCGGTTGGCGGGTCTAGAGATAATGACGCTGGTTTAACGCCAAACAACTTGGTTTTAACAGTGTCATTAGGTACAGTAACGGTAGTGACCACATAGGGGTTGTCATGGATCGCAAAGAAGTTAAACAGATTGCTGACACGGAAGTGAAGGCGCATGAAAAACGTATGCACACCAAGAAGATGAAGAAGGGTGGGCCTACCAGTATGGATCGCAAAAAGTACGGGCGTAACCTGTCCCGTGCAATGAACCAGAGGTAATCATGGCTTACAGTATGAAAAAAGGCGGCAAAGAAGTTGGCTCTGGCAAAGTTTATGCGCCTCCGCATACCATGACTGGAAAAAAAGTTACTGTGGTTCAAAACCCAGGCAAACCTTCTTCCATGAGCAGCTTGGACACTATGAATTTGGGCGTTGGTTTTGTAACTGACACCAAAGACAAAGAACCAAAAACCACTGGGATCAAAATCCGTGGGACGGGCTGTGCTACTAAAGGCGTGATGGCCAGAGGTCCGATGGCATGAACTACAACCAACTTGTAGTTGCGATTCAAGATTACACGGAGAACAGCTTTAACTATGCTGATGAGCCAACTCCTGTAATCACGTTCATCAAGCAAGCTGAACAACGCATCTACAACTCGGTTCAATTTCCTTCGCTGAGAAAAAACTCAACGGGGGTGACGACGGCAAGTAACAAATATTTGTCTTGCCCTAGTGACTTCCTTTCGGTTTACTCGATGGCGGTCTACCCTACGGGTGGAGACTACAACTTCCTTTTAAACAAGGATGTGAACTTCATCCGTGAGGCTTATCCAAGCCCTACTGATACCGGCGCTCCTCTTTACTACGCTCTGTTTGGACCTCAGTCTACAAACGAAGCGGAGTTAACCTTTATCCTTGGTCCGACTCCTGATGCAATCTACAACGTAGAACTGCATTACTTTTACTATCCTGAGTCGATTGTTCAGCGCCCAGTGACTGCTGCGACAATTGCTACAGGCGGGTCTGGATATACCGGTGGAACTTATTTTGCGGTCCCAATGGTTGGTGGTACTGGTTATGGCGCACAGGCAACCGTTGTTGTTAGTGGCGCGGGGACGGTCACTTCTATAGAAATAACCCAGGGCGGTTATGGCTATGTTGTAAATGACTCTTTAACACTACCAAGCACCATATTCCCAGTTGGCACCAACTTTGCGGCAACGGTTACGACGGTAGGGAATACGTCTGGCCAAACCTGGCTGGGTGATAACTTTGACACCGTATTGCTGTACGGTTCGCTGGTTGAAGCTTATACTTATATGAAAGGCGAA